TCTTCAAACTCACCCAGCCCTTCCCAGTTCACATCAGGTACAGTAGATAGTAACTCTTTGTACTTGGCTTCATCAATCTCTTCATACGGAGCTTGCTGATATACATGATCGCTATACGGCAACAAACTAATACCACTACACAGATCAAAGTTATCCCATATCCATTGCGCTATCTGCAAGAATTCACTGTCTGTATAATAAACTGTGATACTTGGTTTATGTTCGCACCAATGGTTCTGGTATGCTTTCCAAAGTTCTAGCTGTTGCATTGCACCTACTTCACTGACAGTCACAGACTTCTTAGGTGCTTTCACAGGGAAGCTAAACACAGATGATGTGGGTGACATAACGTCCTGCTCTACTGGGAATCCTTTTGACTCCATGAAGACTGCAAGTGGATCTTTCTTGTCCGAACGTACTCTCCGAATGTAATGCTTAGAAAACCTAGGATGTATGCCGGAAGCAGAGTCAACAAGCTGAGAAACAGTACCGCTTGGCTTAACGCATGTAATAGCCGCAGACTGATTAATACCAAGTTTCTCCGACCACTTCTTGTTCGTTGCCACACAGACATCTCGTACTTCCTCTAACCACTTGCTCAAGTCTTTAGACTCGCCCTTGCTCAACAGATAGTGATCCATAATACCTGTCATACTAACGCCCAGTAGTGCCTCTTCCTCAGTGTTACGCTTCCAGCAGTTACGTAGGTAACGGAAGTCAGTCAAGGTAGCCTGTAGTGTTCCAATGATAGAGGCTATCTCTGCCTTCTCTTTAAGCGTATCTAGTGTGTCGTTCTCACGTACAACAATCTCTGACAGGTTACAGAACTGATTACTACGTAGTATAATCTCAGAGCATGGGTTAGTCCCAAAGTCCTGCTCAGGGTCACGCCTACCGTTGCGTCCTGCAATCTTCTGTGCTGCTACACGGCTAAAGATACCACGCTCACCAGCCTTGCTCTCGTACATTGTCTGCATCTCTGACAGGAAAGACTCGAAGTCAGGCTTCTCTGTGTACGCTACGCTGTTGTTAGCAAGCCTACGATGCCCTTCGTTGCGCCACCAGTCACCAGCCTTGGCTCTAGCCATACGTTGATCTGACAGGTTAGACAGGCTAATCAGGGCTGATCTACGCACACCACCGACTACTACAATGTCAGCAATCTTACAGACAACATCATGGCACTCTATGCTAGTTAGTTGTCTTCCCTTGGCTTTCTGAAACACCTCTACACAGAAGTTAAACAGATCAATCAATGGCTCTGGCCCTGACGCTCTACCACCAAAGGTTTTTAGTCTAGCACCTGATGGACGTATTCTGCTTATGTCCCACTGAGGTATCTTACCAGCGTACAGCATAGCGATTAACTCACGGAATGCTGATGCCCATCCAATCTTACTATCACTAACAACAATAACACTGTCTGTCTTGTGGAAAGACTCTGCAATTGTAGGCAACTTGTTAATGAAGTTACGCTCTACACTGAACCCTACACCTGTACCACACATCAAGACATACATCAGTTCGTCAAAGCTACGGGGTGAGTCAATGGCTAGGTAGCTACAGTTGAACCCAGCTACGTTGTCTTTGTTTAGTGCTTCACCCGCTGTCATCATACAACGCATACTAGGCATTACTTCTAGGTTATGTATAGCATGCCACATCTTATCGCTAGTCTTATTATCTAGCTGTCCACGGTCAACCCAGAATCCAACATAACGAGTTACTGTCTCAGCCCAAGTTTCCCTACGCTTCTCCTCTGGTAGCCAACGTGCGTAGCGGCTCTTGTGTATAAACTGTTGATACTGATCCATTATGTGTTCTCCTCTGTTACCATCTTTGTTAGTTTGTTTAAGTACCATCCAGCTTTCTGTAAGTCCTGCACCTGCTTTCCTTTGTAATCATAACGCCACAGATACTTCATGCAGTTGCCCTTGAGGTAGCCTTTGAATGCCACTGAAGACATGGACTCCTGTATAGCATCAATACACTCTATGCTACCTGTGTTGTAGTGGTCAGGGTTGTTGACTACATCTTCTACTGCTTCTTCCTCTGCCATAGTAGCCCAAGGCTCTAATCCTGTTTTCTCTGCTACTTTTCCGTACTTCTGGGTTGCCTTGTCCCACATACCAGGTGTTGCGTCATTGAGTCTCATGCTTTATCCTCGCCTTGGTATCTTTTTAATAGCCCTGTTGATTTTAGTTCAGTCATATTAAAATTCCTTTGCTAATTCATCTAGTCTATCGTTGATGCGGTCACTGAACTTAGCTACTAAATCTTCTGAGTCTATGTCTAATATCTCTATGATTGGTAGCTCGTCTAGCATCGCTATCTTCTCTAGTAAATCGTAATAGGTGAGAGCCATTTCAGTCTCCGTACTTCTCTCGTAAATAGTTTATGCTGACTGGGAGTTCGTCACAGCCACCGTTAGCTACTTCGTTCAACAGCCAAATACCTGACCAGCTTCCATTAGTTTGTGGTGTTAGGTAGTCTTCATCGTGTTGATAGTAGATTCCTGAGAACAAGCCTATGATGTTTGTACCGTCTGCTTTACGTGCATAGGCAATGTCTCTGTCTTGTACGTGACCCATTATACACGACATGTACTTCTTAGCCAACATTAGTTTAGCACTGCTTACAGGTCTACCCATCACGCCACTGGTGAAGTAGTGGCAGTAGGCTATGTCGTCAATGATGACAGGTTGTAGGAATGGATAAACTTCCCAGCCCATCTCTTCTAACTGAAAATCCTTGTAGCTGATTAAACCGTCTATCTTTGGATCAGACTCTATAGCACGTTCAATACGGTTCTCGTGGTTGCCTAGAGTGAACACCATGCGTGGTCGCCATTGCTTATCCTTGTTGCGCTTCAGGCGGTTCTGCTCTGCCCTGATAGGCTCTAGGAAGGCTTCCATGCCTGCTATACCAGCGTCAATGTCTTTGGTGTAGCGTCTACCTTCAAAGCTACGCTTACCTACGTCATAGCTGCTTAGACTAGGCATATCCCAGTGATCGCCAATGTGGATGATAACGTCTGGCTTCTTCTCTGCTGCGTACTTACCAGCCCATCGTAAGTGCTTAATAGAATGCTCTGGCTTTACCTGTGTGTCTGGTATTACTAGATGCTTAGTCATTACTGATCTCCGTGATAGCTGGAAGCTCGTGTTCTAAACTCAAAGAAGGAAGAATACTCTGGATAGTCTTCAGCAAACTTTCGAGCATAGTGGCTAATCCAGCCATCGTCTATTTTAAAGCAAGACATCGTGTCAGAAACAGTGGTTTCCCATCTAATCCTATGAAATACATTTTTTGCTGAATATCTTTTTCTTTTCTTCGCAACTTGAAGAGTGAATTCTACAAACATTCTGTATATTTCAGGATGCGCGTTGTCGTAGCTTATGAAATTATCTTTAGTCCACTTACCGTTCATTTCTTTCGCCTCTTGCGTTCTGCATTAGTCTTAGCAGTGTGACACTTGTGGCACAGTACTTGATACCCTTCAGCTTCGATGAACATTCTGTCTATGTAGGTGTTCCAATCTATAAAGCCTACTGCTGGGTCTACTACTGGATCTATGTGGTCTACTGCTGCGTTGTTACGTCTACGCTTCTTTCCTTCTAGCGGTGGTAGGGTAGCTGAAGAGCCTTTGCCACACTTGGCACACTTATACAACCCTCTGGCTACCCTAGCCGCTGATTTAACATCGTGTTTAACACCCCATTTGGCATGTGCCTGTCGGAGTGCAGAAACGATAAAGGAACGAAACCGTGCTTCTGTCCATCTTCCGTTATTCCGTGGTTTCATTGAAGCTCCATATCTCACCTTCGTACCTACGTAGCCAGAGCATCCTACCATTCTCTATCACTCTGTCTTCGTCACCTTCGTACATCTCTACACACTTGTCGTAGAGTTCCTGCTCAGTAACGCAGTCCTTTAGAATCTTCTCTGACTTCTTCTCGCCAATACCGTGGATGCCTATGATGTTGTCAATTCTGTCACCCATTAGTATCTGGCGGTAGAAAAAGCGTAAGCCTTCCTCTGGCTTAACATAATACTTGCGTTGTTTAACAAAGTTATAGTGCCAACCTGGAATCTGGTCAAAGTCCTTGTCTAAAGAGACCATGATGGCTTTATCACCGTGTGTAGTTCCTGCTATAGCTATGGCATCGTCTGCCTCTTCTCCTTCAGTAACTACAGCAGCCCACTTGTCGATAAGGTGTTGGCGCAGTGCTTGGATGTGTACTGGCTTTTCCTTATCCTTGCGGTTTCCTTTGTACTCAGCAGTGACGGCATATTCCTTGCGGAAGTTTCCTTTGCCGGTGAGATACAGAACATAATAGTCTGTTTCTTTGTCTACGTTGAGTTGCAACAGGATGTCAGAGATAAAGCCGTCAATAGTGCTGACGGCAGTTTTCTCTGATTCGTTGTTACATGACCAACCTATGCGATAGACTAGAATGTCTGCATCAATTAAAATCACAATGCTTCGTCCAGAGCCACTTCAGTTACTTCAGCACCACCGTTATAGGCAATGAGGTCAGTGACTACTAGCTTCATTAGAGAAGGGCTACGGCCAGCTTGACCAGCGGGTGACTTCCAGTCGTAGTAGCCTATCACAGCTTTGGCTTTAGAGCCGTTGCCAATTAGTATACCTTTGATCTCGTTACCGTCAGTGTCATAGGCGCGGATAGGATTGTTAGACTTAGCAGTGATGAAGTCACCTTGTCCGTCCTTGTTACGTACACTGAGTCCCATCATCTCAAGAGCTTCCATAGCCGCTTTAGATAGCTGAGTCAGGTCTACTTGGAACTTACCAGACATGCGGTTAGGCTCGTTCAGGCTTGCCCACATGATGTCTGCATTGATTGTTACTGGTTTTGCTTCTGTCATAATAATTACCTTTTGGTTGTTTTAGATCACAACTGATCTACGATTAGTATAGCACATTAATGTGTTTCTGCCCAGTTATTTCCTATTTTATATTCACCATCGAGAGGGCAACGCAGGTTTAGTTCCGTTCCTGCATCTCTAATGGCTCTTACTGCCGCTTTGCCTACAACACTGGCAAAATTCTCTGGTACTTCTATCTGAAATTCATCGTGTACATTTGCTACAAGTTTGTGTGGTATGTCGTATGTCGATAGACGCTGTATAAGCAACACCAGTGCCTGCTTCATCACAACAGCGCCAGCACCTTGTAGCAGTGTGTTAAGTGCTGCATGTTCGCTTCTGACACGTAATCGTCTGCCGTCTAGGCTAGGTAGCGTACCACCAGCAGAGAACTTAGCTACACGCTCTCGTAACCTAGCTAACGCTGGTGTATTGCGTAGGAACGAGTCAATTAGTTGTTGGCCTTCTTTGTAGCCACCGCCTACTATCTGACCTATCTTAGCCGCACCAGCACCATACAAGAAGGCGTATATGAATGTCTTAGCCTGACTACGGTCAGTAAGCCCTGCCGCTTTCATGTTAGCAGTGTGGATGTCACCACTAAGTATCTCGTTGGTGTAGTTATCATCACGCATGTAGTGTGCGAGCATACGTAGTTCTAAGCCACTGGCATCTATGCCTACTAGTTTGTGACCCTCTGGCACACACCAGAACGATCTACACTCTGTTCCATACGGTGCGCCTACGCTTGGTACTTGAGCCATGTTAGGGCTATGGTGCGTCATACGGCCTGTTACAGCACCGTTGGTAATCACTCTACCGTGAACCCTACCGTCCTTAACAAAGCCCAACCAGGAATCTATTTGTGCTGTACGCTTCTGTAGTAGCAGGTACTCATGGATCATCTTAGCTTCTGGTATGTCGATACCTTCTAAGACTTTCTCATTGACAATTATAGAACCCTTCTCTGTCTTCTGTTTAAACTTCACGCCCACGCCTTGTAGACGCTCTGCTATTTGCTTACGAGAGCCTACGTTAAACTCAGTCACCTTGTCCTTCAGTTGCTTCCCTGTCTTCTCGCTCCAACGCTCCTCCACTATTGGTGGAAACACTTTCTGTAGACTCTCTGTTATCTGTTTCATCTTGTGACACAGGTCTACCCAGAGCAAGGTTGCTTGTTCTACGTCTAGCTGAAATCCGTTCTGTTCCTGTTGAGCCGTAATGATAGCGACCTTCTCTTCTAAATCTACGCATTGTTGTGAAAACTCCTCACGC